CATAATACTTTCACCATCTCCTCTAAGGTCAGCCATATTAGTGGCTGCGCCTTTAACAACTTTTTGAGTAATATCATAATCACCTGAAGTAATACTTGCTGGAATAGCAGTTGCTGTAGTACCGGCTAGTTGTTGGTTGACTCCAGTTTCATGTTCAAAATAAATTGTAACTCCATCTGTATTACCCACAACATCAAAAGACGCATCGTCTCCTGCATCATACCGAGTAGCATGAGGTAAACCAAAAACTGCTGAGTCTGCCCAAGTACTTCTTTGATATAATGTATTTGCATTGGTAAACCAAATAGGTCTTTCTCTTGTTGAATCTAAATAACTATAAGTAACCGCTCTATCCACTATATTTGAATTTGAAGTACAATAAAACCAAGTGATCTCACCAAACAAGTTATTAATACCACAGTACACTAATTGATTAGAAGTTGTGTTAAGATCATCAAAAACGTAATCTTCAACTAAGCAGTCCATTGATTCTAATCGACCGGTGTATCTAAAGAAACCATTATCAGACATCCAGTAAGCCGCACCATCTACTTCAACGGCTGCATTCTTACCCATTAATCCACAGTTAGTTCCAACTTGCTCGTAAGCAAATGTAAATGGAGTTCCAACAAATCTCATTGTAAATAAAGAAGTATCGGTCCAAACATAAATTGCATTTCTACCTAATTTAGATCCAACGATCCGTGATCCGGCGGCCAGCCTCTGTGTACCAGCACTATTGATTGCTGTAGGTGCATAGTCATTAATATTTTCTTGAGAAGAGAATCTAATAAACATATCGTCTTGAGTGGTAGGGTCACCAATCGTAGTCTCTGTTCCAAAAAATACTAAGTGTCTATCAGGAGTAGAGACTAACATATCCCGTGATGCTGTTGGTGCACCTGAAATAATTGTAGCTCTGTTATTAGTTGCATTAGTTGCATCTGCATCCCACTCAAAGGCTGCTCCATTAACAATTAAAGCAATTAAAGTTTGGCCTAGATTGTCCAAGGACCATTGACCGGGGTCTGTTACTGAGTCTGTGTTAGCTGCGGGTGATCCCCAACCTGTATAAGATGAAGTGTTAGTTACTGTTGCACCCGTACTATGTGCTGCTCTTGTTGATCCTCTAACCCCTCTAGTAATTCCTGTTATAGTACTGCCCACAACTCCTGTGTAAGATATCTCTTCAGAACCTACTTGAATATAATTTGTACCAGTACTAGGAAGACCGGTAATACTTGTTAATGTAATAGTTGTACCACTTCCTCCTGTTCCAAAAGCATTATCACTTAAGCTACCATTTAAAGTAGTTGTTATTGCTCCTAAAATATTTCCACCAAATAAAGATATACCCCAACCATAAGCTCCAACTTGTTCAGCTGGACCAACTGGATAATACCATTGAATTTTAAATGTTCCTGTTGTACTCGCTGTAGAATTACTAGGCATTGTGATTGTAAGTTGAGTTGTACTATCAACTGAAGTAACCATAAATTTTTTATTATCAAAATCTGTTGTTGAAAATCCTGTACCGGTTCCACCAGTAAAATCAGTCATCAATAAAATATCACCTGCTGCCACTCCTGCTGTAGTGTAAGATCCTCCTGGAAAAGTAATCGTTACTGCAGCATTACCATTTGTAAAATTACAAGTAAAAGCTCCTGACAAAACTCCAAAGTCAGTTTTAATGGGGTGGATGTCATAATAAACTCCACCTGAATAAATGTATAAAATTCTATTGGTTCCAATAGCTGCGTACTTAATAGATGCTTTACTAACAAAATGATGTAAGCCTCTAGTAACACCCGTTAGTTTACTTGCACCTAACTGTTGCCAACCCCCTATCTTTTCCGGTGTACCATATCTAAAACGTACGTTCTCTCCGCCAGTCCATTGAGACTCGGCCCCGGTAGATGTAACTTGTTTATTGAATCCTGGTAGAAATCCTAATTTTTGTAGCATATAAAAACCTGTTTATTATGGTTTATATTAAATTTAACGCTAGATCAAGATTTTGTTATCTAGCTGGAGATGGGATCGAACCATTATCTGTTGATGTAACAAACGGATTCTCCGCAAAAGCAAGATAAAAATAAGATGTACCATTAGCATTATTACCTTCCCAGTTATAACGAAGCTTGAACCCATTACTCAGATAATCGATTCTATGACTAGCTTCATCTTCTTGAGTTCCAGTTGTATCTGCTTTTAAAGCTTTCATATTCCCACCATTATTAATTGGGTTTGATTTGTTATTTTGTATAGTCCAACTTTGAGCAGCATTTTTACGAAGCATAATCCATGCGGGCTTAAAGCCCAAATACACGAACGGGCCATCGGTACTACCGTTGCCCACATATGAGCCCGAACGGCTTATAGAACTATTTCCAAATAAATATGCTATGTAAGCTGAACTATTTTGATTAAAAGTATTATCTGTACCAACAGAAAAAACACTTGCCGTTGGAGATGTATTATTCCAAGCACCTGAAATTGCTTCTGGTGCAGCTGCATTATTTAATTCCGTACTTTTAGTATTACCTATATAAGAACTGTATGTACCCCAGTTAAAAGTCCCTGGTAAATTTTTGACTATCATAAATGTTGGGACAACACCTAACGAATGTGAAATCGTTCTGTTGCTTCCATTTCCCGTATATGAAACTATATCAAATACTCCAGCTTTTTTTTTCCAGTTCCATGAATTATAAGTATCACTATTATAGTTTGTTAAAGAACCTGTTCCTAAAGAAAATCCATCACTACCAAAAGCAGTTAAAGTAATTGTTTCGTTTGCTTGTGCACTAGTTGAGTCAGTAGATATTTTTTTTGTAGCACCTCTTGTAGTATCATACAAAGCGTGGTTTTCTACTCTAGTAGCATCTTTTATCCAGACGAAATCGGGTGCAAATCCAACTCCCGTTATACTTCTATTACTTGAATTACCAGTATAAAGAACTGTATTAAAATACTCACCTGCATTATCTATAATTGCCATTAGCTATTTACCTCCGATAAGTTAGCTGTGCATAAACTCAAAAATCCTGAAGGTGGTGCATACTCAAAGTTTCCATAGCCATTACCATCTGCGTTGCCTGATGAGATTGCGTAAGGTGGTCCTGCACCAAAATTAAATTGTCCAGTTTCTTGTAAAGAATTATTTCCATCTCCAAATGCTGCAAAATAAAAACCACTATCTCCAGATGTACTATCGGGTGCTGTAATTGTTACACCACCACTATTAGCTGCTGGATCAGATGAGTTAGTATATGTACCATTTTTTGCAAAATGAATTTTATTATTATCTAAATCCATAGCTACTGAAATTATATCTCCAATAGCATAAGTAGTAGCAACACTCCCACTTGCATTACCATCGCTAACTTGCACATGACCACTAGAACCTTGATAGCCATAAGTATATGCTTGACTTCCTAACCATGTTGTAGCACTTGCAGCTACTCTTTTTGCTATTCCAATTTGAACTTGATTTGTACTTCCTGTTGGTTGTGCCGACCATTTAACTTCCCAATACCATTTACCAGTAGCTCCTCCAAATGTTGAAGTGTTATAAGTATATCCAGTATTAACTGATATTACTTGTAAATTTCCTTCTGAAAAAGTTCCACCAGCATAATAATTATCTATGCTATTTAATGTTGCAAAATTATTTGTAGGTGAATCAGTTGTCTGGTCAATAGCTGTAAGGTTATTAGTTGTCCAGTTATTAGAACCAGCAGCATCATTACCTAAAGCTGAACTATCTTCAAAATCTAAATAAAATCCATTGTTGCCAAACGTTAGTCCACTAACATCAATGGGTTGCCACACTCCAGAATCTCCATTAAATTGTCCAAATGAAGTTGGTGCTAATTGTGTGCCATCAATCATAACTACTTCTGCCATATAGCCATCAAAAGTTGAGTTACCAGCTAAAGCACCTAATTGATTTACTAAAGAAGCATAATTAAACCATACAGGATTATTTTGTGGAATATATGCTGTACTTGGATAACCTCCTTGAGTGGTAGAAACTTGTGTTCCATTAACATAAATCTTAACTCTATTTGTATCTGTTCCTTGTGTAGTATCAACAGCTAAAACAATATGATACCATGCACCTACATCTCTAAATAACATATTAGTTGTAGATTTATATGAAACATCTGAACCAGCTATTCTATGTTGATAAGTAATTGTATTAGCTGCATCAATACTATAAATTTCTTGAGCATAAGTTCCAGGAGAATTATCTGCCATACCATATAATCTTTGAGTAGTTCCTAAAGCACCTCTTTTTACCCATTGTGATAATGTAAATTTTTGATTATTTGTTACTGAACTAACATTTGTTCTATTTAAATAATCACTACTTCCATCATTAAACCTACATGAGTTACCTTCAATTCCACCACCTACTGCTGAGTTTGCTGGTATAATTATAGACATGGATTACGACTCCAATACTGGTAATTCGCCTAGTGGTCTTGATTGGACACCATTAGCATCTCTTGTGTAGTTATGTAAAGTTTCAAGTGCTGCAGTATCTGCTGCATTTGTAATTGCAGTTTCCATAGCTGCTTGTTTAGTTCTAACTGCATCTCTATGAGTAGATACAGCACTTGGAATAGCAGTAGATTTTTCTATGTTTCTAGTTATGTACCAATCAGTTCTAGCAAGTT